CCGACTGTGGTTTCCATAGTCTTAGCAGTTGGGCAGACAGAGTACACACTCGAACGGTTCCAAGCTCGCAAGAGCTTTGTTCTCGAATGGTGTGTGTTCCGAAGACCTACTCGAGGCCGCGGCTCATTGCCGCGGAACCGAGTGCAAAACAGTGGTGCCAACAAAATATTTGGCACTACTTCTGCAACCGAACGCAAGATACTTGGATTGGTCGATTCATTCGCTTTCGCGATCAGAATCACAACCAAGATCTGTGCACGATTGGGTCCCGTAATGGCACGCTTGCTACAGTCGATCTCTCGGCTGCCAGCGATCGTGTCACCTGTCACGTGGTTGGGCAGATGTTTCGGAAAAACCCGAGACTCTTAAACTGCCTTCGCGCGTCTCGTACCCAGCGAGTCGAACAGACGATCACTAAACGTGTACCGTCTGAGATTCGGTTGAGAAAATTCTCAACCATGGGCAACGCCTGCACCTTTCCAGTGGAGAGCCTGATTTTCTTGAGTATAGCGATAGCGAGCGTGCTAGCTGCACGTCGCCTTCGCTTTACAATGAGAAATATCAAACTCCTAATCGGAGAGGTAGCCGTCTTCGGGGACGATTTAATCGTACCCGTTGACAGTCGGGAGCTACTCATTGAAGCTCTTGAGGTCTTAGACTTCAAGGTCAATGTCGCAAAATCTTTCTGGACCGGAAGGTTCAGAGAATCGTGCGGCAGAGACGCCTTCCGAGGTTACGACGTAACCCCGGCTTATTGGCGTACCTTCAATGACGGCAAACCTGAGGCCCTAGCGAGTACCGTGGACACGAGGAATAACTTCTACAAGAAGTCCCTCTATCCCGCGGCTGATCGACTCGCGTCGACCATACGTAAGGATATTCCTTACGTACACATGGGCTCAGGTGTTTTCGGTCTACAGTCTTCTGTTCCTGCTGATTACAGCGGCTTTAGAACCCGCTGGAGTAGACAGCTGCAGAGGACTGAGATTTTCGTTGCGACGCTTATCGCGAAGCAAGAGAGAATCCCGATCGAAAACGACTCTGCTTTGCTTCAGTACTTCACTGAAGAGCCGGATCCACTTACCATGTGGAAGTCCGGCACACCGCAGAGGCCTCTGGTGAAAATTCGCCAGAGATGGGTGGCCTTGTCCGATCTTTGCACACCATGTGCAGAATCCAAACAAGGAGGGAGCTCGGAATATGCCAACTTCGATTAATG